AGATTTCATTGAACCCCCGCCATCGCCATGTTATGAGATTCCGCCCCGAGTTCTCCAGCTTTCCCTCTCATGCTTTCGCTTTGCTGCTGAAGTTGAGCCATGCGCTGCATTGCATTTGGCATGGGTGCGCCCTGGGGAGCATTTTGCGGAGGAGCAATAAGTCCAGGCATAGGAGGAATTGCTTGCCAGACGTTTTTCGGATTCATCCCAACGGCTCTGGCAAACTCCGAGACGAACGGCTCCATATTCACTTTGCCCATTTGTGGGTTTTGCTGTGCCATGCTGGAGGCAATCTGCATAAACTGAAGAAGGTCTTTATTGCGCTGTGGTCTGAAATCTTTGTCAGTGACAATCTTTGTCTGGACTTGAACATCAATCGCAAGTGAGCTTGGGAAAATGCGTAATGACTGTTGTTGGCCTGTGACGGCGATTGAGAAGGGCTGATCCAGGAACGTCAGGTTATTTTCGTGCATCTTGGAGATATGTTCACGAAGAAGAACTTCGGAAGCGACTTCTGCCATAACGGAAAGCCGTCTCACGGACTCATTCTGCGCTAAGGACGATTCAGTAGCGGTGGCCTGGGTGACAATCGCCTGTAAAGAATCCGAAGCCCCAGACGTAGACCGGAACTCCGTTTTAAGCATGTTCTCCATTTGAAGCCCGAAATTAACCGCTTCAATCTGAGGGCGAACTGCTTTTAAAGCCGTCTCAACATTGCCATCAACTTCAATAACGCCCCATGGCTTAATACGCATCTGAGAGGGTTTAATATTGGCATTGCGATCCGCAAGCCATTGATTGAATAGCGCAAATGTGATTACATCGTGCATCCTGCCACGGTTGCTGTTGATTTCAGGCTGCATGGACTCTGCAAGCCGTCCAACCCCGTAGGCGTAAGGTTCCATTTCAAATTCGTTCATATGAGCAAACGCAAAAGGCCGCCGTCTATAATCGCTGCGATGGGCTTTGATTGTTTTTAAATCATTGATCGTTGCAACGCACCATTCAGAGCGCGTAACATCGTTTTTAAGTGGTCCATAGTAAATAATGAGCTGGAAGATTCTCGACGTGAAATTAGAACCGTTTCCAGCAAAAGAGTTGTATCCAGCAGCAGCCATTCGTGCGGTAAGTTCAGGACTTAAATTCTTTGCTTCAGACGACGCGCTAATTGCATCTTCAATCGCCTGCTGATCCCATACATCGGGGTTATTTTTTCCTAAAGCACGGAGTTGTTCTTCTGTGATGTAGTCGATACTGGCGTGCCATGGGGAAAGAGAGATATCGAACGAAAGCGGGTCAAAAGCCATCTGAATCAAACTTCTTGGAATGAAATCTGTGGACTCGTAGTAGGGCATATTTGTCGTCCACGGCTGTTCAATAGCAACTGTTCCAAAAAGACCTAAAGATCGACACGCTTTCAAAAGTTTGCGTCTGTAATTTGTCGCAGTCAACTGCCATTCAACGGTTCTTTCACTGCACCAGAGCTGTTCCGGAGTGACGTTGGGGTTATTCGACAAGAACTGGAAATTTGGCTGTGCGGAGGTCATAGCTCGGTAGAAAAACGTCGCTATTGCTTCTACGGCTCTTGTGGTTTCAGTGACTTGCGGATTAGCGAAGCCTGAGAAGTCGGCATTTCGTGAAGGTTTTAAGATTCTCCAGAAATTCGCCATTGAATTAAATCGTGTCAACTGCGATTCCATTCGGCTATGCCAAAAGTCTACTTTCTCTTTAATTTCAGAGTGCGGATCGCCTGTGATTTCTGGATCAATCATTTAAATATACCCTGCCGCTGAGTTTTCGACATCAAGAGTTTGAACTGCCGAATCTTCATCCACTGAAAATTTACGAATTGCCTGTTTCTTTTTTTCTTGACGCGTGGCTTCATACATCTCAATAAGCGTCTTTGGTTTGTTCAAGATACGCGGATTAAACAAATCATATTGGAATAACTCCAAAATTCCGTGGAGAGCGTCAACCAAGTCGTCGTTGCCATCTTCGGTTTTTTCCATGGCTGTGTCTTTCCATTCGTAGGCGAGCATCTGTCTGCGAAGCTTCTGGCAGGACTTATCAATCAGCAGCCGATCTTCGTTAACGAGCTGCTGGAGCATCGCGCGATTAGCCTTTTTATCTTTTGATCCGGTTCTCAAGGGCCGAACCCCTGCGTTAGTGAAGTGCCACGCCACGGTAAGCCCTCGCATTTCAGAATCTTGTTTCGCTGCGTCGTGCCCGATGATGTTGCGTTCGATGCGCTCTTCGCCTGGAGTCTTGCCCAGAATAATCTGAGCTTGGGTACTGGCGGGTAGATTTGCTTCTGCGTATTCCCGGTAGATCATCAACTTCCCGTTCTGAACGTATCCCCAGACGCAGGCGGTATCGTCGCGCATCCCCCAGTCGATTGACCGGGCTGCGTTCATTGTTTTGGAAGGCTTAACGTCTGCGATATGCCTCAAGTCCGAGAACTGCGAAAACACGCGGCCTACGTTTGATTCATACTCCGCCAGATATTCCTGCCGCCAGACCGCATCGTTATCACAATCACGTTTTGCCTGTTCAATTTCTTTAACATCCAAAATCGGGTTATCGTAGATGGTCTTATGAAACACCGCCCATTCGTCGCCGCCTTGAAGGATTGAAAGCCTCGCGTTGTCTTCCAAATCTTTCATCCAGTTAAAGCCTTTAGGAGTCCCGATAAAGAGCGCGGGTGCTTTATGGGGAACCAGATTCGGGCGGATAACTTCGTGCCAGACTTCTCTTTTGTGCTGCGCGACTTCTTCAAAGATAACCGCCGTCGGGGCTGGACCGCGCAGGGTATCCATTTCGTCTGTGCCCATCAAGTAGAGTTCAGACCCGTTTTTGAGCTGAATGACAAGATCGGTATCGTTGGGTTTCTTTTTCATGGCCTCATGAGGGATGAGGCGTTTAAATTCCTGCCAGGCGATTAGTTTTGCCTGTTTGTAGGTGGCACAGAGAAACCAGACTCTTGAATTAGGCGGTCCAAGCCATCTAAGAGTTCGATACAGAGCGTAGGTTGTTTTCCCAAACTTACGACCTGCCCGTATGATTTTGAACCGTGCTGGACTATCGTCAATAATCTTTTGTTCGGGAGTAAGTTTGAGAGGGATTCTAAAGATTTTGGATGGAGCTGTTGAAGATTCAAGTAAATTCACGCTCTTTTTCTCGTAGGCATCGGAGTAGTTCCGTTGTGCATACGTTTTTTATTCATTACTTCACGTCTTTTCATTTCAGCACCCAGTGCGTCATAAAGCGACGACTGACCCTGGTTACGCATACCATTGGTGGGGCTACGCATATCAGAGTCAGCCATACGCATACTCATCATCTTGTCAGTAACAGGGGCAATTCTCAATTAACGACCTTTTCCTACGTACTTTTCCATGAAAGCCCCAAGAGCCTCAACTAAATCTTCAGTCACAGAGTCAGAACCTTCAGATTCGTCGTCCATTTCAGCTTCATTTTCAGCATCCATAGCATCGTTCATCTTAGATTTCATTTTATTGTCAACTTTTTTAGGAATCATTTATATCTCCTCAGTTGCGAACGTAAAAGTTTCATTGCTAAATTCATGCTGAACTCGCTCAATCTTAGGAGAAACGCGATTACCAATTTCGCTCCAGAACTGAACCTGTTCACGCGTTGGCTTAAAGTCTTCTTTCTGATAGACAAGTTCAACTCCCTGGAGACACACCTTGCACGTCGCTTTAAATAGAAAATCGTCCGTCCTGAACGTCTCAGCTTCCGCTACTGTGTATCGGTTATTCTCATGGCAGAGCGAACAAACCCCGTCGTACCTCTCGACGTAGCCTTTCGCTCCGTTTAAGCCCATTTCCCACCACCAGTCAACCACATTGCCCGCACGAATCGCCATGGCCTGCAACTTCGCATTACGAAACTCCCGAAACTTCCTGGTACTGATAAATTTCTGAGCCCATTCAACCGGTTTTCCAATAAACCTACAGGCCGCACTCATATCCCCATTAAACTTCGTCAGCGCAAACAAAAACCCGTTCTGCCAAGGATCAAACTGAAAAGACTTCCCCCCCACCATAACAGGCGGGTAAGTAAAAGTATCCCCAATCCGAATAGCCCTTGAATCTCCAGCAGCAATATCCAGTAACGATTTCTCGTCCATGCTCATTTCAACCGATTCCTGAACAAATTCCGCGTATATTCCCTCTCAGGATACTTCATAATCGTCTCGCTCTGAGTAGCAAAATCCAACCGCTTCAAAACCTCAGCCTTCTCAGCAGGAGTCAAACTAACCACATCCGCATCAGACACAATCCCTCTATAAACCCCCACCATAATACGCCCAACCTTCTCCAAATCCATAGGCTCCACAAACGAAACTACCTTCACCTTCCCAATAACCTCAACCTCTTTCTTCTTTTTAATAGCCATAACCATTTACCCCCATAATTATCATCTATATAACCCCAAATCACCAAAATGTCAAATTTCCCTCAATCTCCATAGTTCCACGTGAAATCCTAAACACATTTATCTTGGGATATTTACATAAATCTTTTAATGAGCTGGAATATTGGGTGAAGGGTGGGAAGGGGGCTAATAATGATAATAGTGGTGGGAGGGGTGAAGCCGACTTGCTTTCAGTGATTAGCAACGATCAGCCCATTGCCTAGCACATAATCAATAATCGCATAGGCCGTTAGACCCATTGAGCAAGTTATTAGGGTGAAGAAGCCGATAATGAAAAACACGTGATAAGCTTGATTATGTTTCATATTAATCTGGAGCCCATTTTTTGCGCTCTTCTTCAATCATTCTTAAAGTATGCGAAGGATTCGCGCCGCTCTTCTCTTTTTCTGATACTTGACACCGTTCACCGTTTCGATCAAAAAAGTTGATTATAAACTTTGGGTATTTTGAACCTTCGATAAAGAATCTGTAGTCCACAGTCTTAAATCGTCCGCATCTACACCGTTCAACCCAAGACTTAGAATCATTCGTAGTATGGATCGTTTTTTTGATTATTCCGTATTTGCAAAAGTGTTTGACGTATTTGTATCGGTCTACTCTAACGTCGAGCAATTCGTTTTGTTCTTCTTCCTTATCCTCTGAATTGTTTTGAGTATCCATTTTGCTATCCTTTGCCTGCGGCGCAACTACTCGCTACGTGCTTCGGCTATGACCCTCAGGCTTCGCTTCGATCGCGCTATGACGTCTGCGCTCTACTCAAACAACCACAACCCCCATCCTCTTAGGTTTCGTATCGTCTGAAATATCAACGTAGTGTGTCAAGTTTCTATCACCGTGTGAGATTTTTGTGACTTTCCGTGTGAGAAAAGCATCTTTCTTTTGTTGGGCCTATTGGTCCCGCTACCTGGTACAGAGTT